AACGTAGCACTTGGAGCTATGCTTATTGGTTGTGAAGCATTAGCACCAGGTACAAATATAGTAATTGCAACAGCACGTAAGTTTGTAATCGTACGAATAAGAATTGCCATTTTTTATTACTCCTTAGTTTAGAATGCTGAACACGTATCTTTACGTATCAAATTCTAAACTATTCTTTACTTATATAAGTAATGCAAACATATTTTATTGAAATTTGGTGGTAATTTAAGATAAGTATTACAAAAGATTTTTTTAATTTTCCCAATTAAGTAATGTTTTGTATTGTTTGTTTAGATCTTTCCATTCTTTTGAGTCTTGATAAATAACAGTTAATTTTATATTGGGATACGTTTGATGAAATTGTTCTACTCTATCTAATCGTAAAGGCCGACCTTTTAACTCAATATATTCATTTGTTTCCGACAAATAAAAGTCCGGTGTATATCTTCCACCAAGCAAATTAAAAGTTTTCGGTTCATATTTATACTTTACGTTACTATATTTTAAAATTCGTGCGTAGTTTGCTTCAAGTCGACTACGAAAGTATTGATTCAGATCGGGTCTAAATCCACCGATACCCATTGGGGTAGTTGAAAATTTTGTTAACCGTAATTCGTTAAGATATCTGTTGAAACAAAGTTTTGAACAAAATTCATTCTTTTTATCCCATTTTGGAATAAAAATCATGTTACAAACTTTACAATTTTTAGGTAACCTTTTTGTTCCTCGTTGTTTTGCAACTCGTTCAGAATCATTATTAGAACACTTATAACTACAAAATTTTGTTACTCTGCTAGGAAGTTTATAATAAATCTTTCCGCAGGTTTTACACACTACAGTAACTAAAGAAACTCTTTGGTTAATATAATGTTGTGAATCTTTGTTCGCACATGAACGACCACAGAATTGTTGTAATGAACTATTCAGAATAAAAACTTTACCACAAAGTTTACAAAGTTTCTCTAGTGTTGACATAAGATTTATTATACTGTTATTTAGAGAGACTGTTTACACAATCTCTCTAATAACAATACAAATTTAGTTTGAAAAATCAATCTAAATTTACACTATCGATATTTTTACAATTCCTTTGGCGTAGCGAATAACGAAGCCTACATCTTCCCAAATTGCGAAAACATCAGCCATTTGATTTACGTCTTTCATTGTTTCAACAGAAAGATCAGTACGTACAGCGAGTACGCCTAGATAATCTGCTGGAGCAAGAACGTAAACTTTTGCAGTTGGAACAACAACTGATTCGAGAACATCTGTTCCCCAAATCATTCCAACTTTGCCAGCTTTAAGGGCCTGGTCCTGGAAGTTAGGTGCAAAAATACCTGCACCGCCTGTTCCAGAAACAGTGGTATTAAACAACATAAGATCCTTCGTGCGAAGGGGGTTCAAATAGATTTTAGAAGCTATCTGAAGCTTTGATCTTAGTGTAACAATACCTTCGACAAGCTTTTCTTGTTCCAATTTTCCAGTACTCGTAAGAGTAGTTGGGTTATTAGAAGCAGCAGAAGTACCAGCGAGGGAAGCAGCTGGTGTCTGACCTGTAAGGCCAGAAGCGAAGTCGATTAGATTAAATCCCTTTGTGTCCTCTTGTAGCATTACGGAAGCTTTCGCACGTTCCTGAGTACGATTAAGAATATCGTATTTCCGGAAGTTTGATTCATTCCAGCGCACAAGTGGACGAGTAGAAATTGGGGAAGTCTCTACGCGAATACGATCAGCAGATACCTGCAGTTCAGTTGGCAAACCATTAACGCCAATTGCAGCTGCGGGAACATCTACGTCGGCATCGAATACAGCCTCTTCTCCCAATGCAAGTTTATAAGTCTGAAACAGTTGACGAATCCGGCCTTCATACAATAAATCTCTTTTCAAAGGTGAAAGCATTTGTTGAGCGATCTTCTGTAGTCCGCCGGGAGATTTCATCAATCTGGTCAGCTTTTCTTCTACCTGGGCAGCTGTGAGATTTCTCCCATAGATGTCATCAGCAGAAGTTTCTTTCATTTCTTCAGCCATCTTGATTCTCCTTTAATATTTTTCAAGTCACTTAATGTGATCTTGTTCAAACCATTTACAATTAGATTGTATTACAATTAGATTGTAAGTTTAATGCGTAGACGTGTTACGGGTGATCCTTCGAAATCAACTACACTGCCGATTTCTTTTCTACCCCCGCCAACTGCTGAAGTAACTTTACCATTTTCCTTTGCGTAAACGGGACCGTTTAGTGCATATGAATCACCGGCTTCGTATGGAAGTCCATGACCATCATCAAATAGTTCTAATTCAGAACCATTGATAAATGCAGAAACGAGACCACCACGAGCAAAGTTAGTATAGTCAAAACCTTCACCAGCGGTAAGGCCAGAAGATGGAGCAATGGGCAACTGCCCAGTTGATTCTGCAGCAATTCCATAAGGAACTGCAGCAAATGTACCATCATCGTAAGGTTTCACCGTGGAAGCCGTTGCGAAAATAAGAGGCTGTCCAGCAATAATTGTAGTTGCTGTAACAGGCTGTTTACCTTCAGAACGGTTATTTTCACGAATAACTCTAACTGCCATAGTAATAATCTCCTTGTTTTTAATTGATAGATTTGAATTACTCTTAGTCTTTTTCTTTTCTTTTCTAAGAAGATCACTTTACTACCTGTAAGTGTATTCTTTAACTACTTAGCTTTACCTTTTGCTTTAAATTTTAAACGTGTCTAAATTCTTACGTGTTCTTAAGTGTTCCCATAGACGAGAATATACCTTTTATTTCTTTGTCAGCATCTTCAGTTTCATACTCTATATGAATTGGTCTTGTTAACTTCTTAGACGCAACTCTTTTTATTCTAGAAATACTTTCTTCAAAAGCTTTTAATGAAAGTTCATCCATACCTAGTAAAGTTTTTATCTGATTGTTAATAGACTTCTGAAATGCAAGATGTCTAGCATCTAATACTGTTTTACCTTCTGCGATGGCAGCTTCAATATCTTCATCGGCAATATCTAAAAGACCTCTATCTAACATAGACTCAACAATAGTTTTACATTTCTCAGTTTTTGAATTAACGATAGAACTAAATCTAGAAGCATTCAGTTTAGCTTCAACAACTTTAAGTTCTGCTTCTTTTTTAGCTAACTCATCTGCTTTCTTTTTTAGTTCTGCTTCCTTAGCAGCATATGTTGTTTCTTTTTCCATAGACATATCTGGTTTAGGTAACTCTTCCATCTTAGGTGTTTCTTTAGGCATCTCTTCCATTTTTGGTTCTTCCATTTTTGGCATTTCTTCTTTTTCTTCATCTTTAAGTCCCATTACGGAACGAAGAAGTTTCATAACAGTTACTACATCTTCACCAAAGCCATCTGGAAGCCTTTTTACTTCTTTACCATCTTTGTCATAAATACAAATTTCTGTAGTCTCAGGATCTTTATGAGCTTCAAAACCATCACCAAGAATAACTTTGTCTACTTTATCAAAAGCACTAGCTTTTGTATCCATAGTTTGTTCTTTCTGCATTTCCATATCTTTTGAAGAACAAGTACATTGTTCCATTGGACAATTACAAGTAGTACACATCTTAGCTACTTTTTCTTCCATTTTAGGTTCTTCTTTTTTATCTACAGCAAGTGTTTCTTTTTTAGATTTAGAAGCACTCCATGCTTTAGCAGCATCACCTATTGAAGATCCTGGATTGTCTGTTAAATATTTTTTTGTAAAGTCTGTATATTCTGAAGCAGTTTTCTTTTGTTCACCTTCTGGTTTTGAAGATTCTAAATGTTCACCAGTAGCAGTTTCATCATTTTTCTTAAGTGCTTCTTGAGTTTTATCTGCTTCTTTATCAGCTTTAGTTTCTTCACCTGGTTTCACAAAATCACTTTTAGTAGGTGTTTCAACTTTAGAATCTTTTACATCCATTGATGTATAAGCAATTCCAAGTAGTTCTGCAAACTTTTCTACACCATTCTCTTTCTTCGCATTAGTATATCTATCTACTAAGGCAGTAGCATAAGTTTTTCCACCAAGAATTTCATTTACATCATTAATGGTCCACTCGGGATCAAATTCTAAAGCTTCTCCCCAAATTTGTGAAAGAGATGCTGTAATAACTGGTTTACCTTCATCAAAAATAGTCCAAGTTGATTTTTCTAATTCTGCTTCTTTTTTAAATTCAGCATAAATAGAAGATTTTGTTTCAGGCACTTCAGGTGTTGTATTATCCGTTTTAACTTCTTCCACAGCTCGTTTAATAGTTTGTGCAAACATTTTACTTGCAAAAGTAGTTTTAACTTTCTCAATAACTTTTTGAAGGAAAGTATCATCCTCAGTTTTTGTATCTTCAACTTTCAATTCAGCAGTAACTAGAACAGGTTCTTTAGTTACTACTGGAGAAATTACTTCAGTAGTCTTTCCATTATAATGTCTTTGCAATCTCAAATAATCATATGCATTTAATCTTTTTAACACTTCTCTCACTTCATTTTCTTCAGGTGAAGTCTTTTGCGAATCTGGACTAACCTCATTGGATGTAGTCACCAAATTCTTATCCTTATTCATATCAACTGCCATTTTAGAATCCTCCTTAACTATCGTACAAGCACAAAATTCTGCTTTTATTTCTTCTCTCGTTTTATCATCTAACTGACCTAATAACTTATCAATTTGAGAAAGTAGTTCTAATGATTCTTCTTTTGTTAAAGATGTTGTTTTAAATTGATGTCTCAAATTTGCTATTACAGTTTTAATTACCGCTCTAGAATCAGCGGGAACATTTACTATTGACAATTCGTTAAAAGTAATTCCAGTATTAATTGAGAAAGCATTAATTCTTTGTCCTTTCTTAATTTTATACTCAGGTAAATCAACTTCAGCTTGATATGGTTTTAATAGTCCTGTAGGAGATAAATGTTCACATTTAGTATCTTCATCTGTGTGAATAATATGTCCACAAATTGAACACATTGATTGTTCGACTGAACATCCCATGCTTACTTTATCATGTTCACCCGTTTCAACCTTTCGAGCTATTTCTGGATGAAGTTTACGATCAATCTTAGAGAGACATTCTATATAATACTCACCAGTTTCAGGATCTTCTACGGGATAAGCATCAATAATTTTACCAATTGATTTTATTGGGTGATCCGAATCATGATTTAAAAATAGATTACGACCAACAAATGTTTGATAAGAAGTTTCTAATTCTTTTCTAGGAAAATAATCACCATTACCATTAGGATTTGGAATATCTTGTTCTGGACCTTGATCACCAGCAGTTATAGATCGAGCACGAAAATAAAGAAAATCACCTCGTTTTGGTTCAATAATTTTTGTAACGGGCTTATCAACAACTATATCTTCTAACGTAGTTCCTGCGGAAGAAATCTTTAA